CGTCTTATTATCAATATGGCTCCTCGGCATACTAAGTCTGAGTTTGCATCTTACCTTTTGCCTAGTTGGTTCCTTGGTAACTATCCTGATAAAAAAGTTATCCAGTCGAGTAACACTGCCGATCTGGCTGTTGGATTTGGTAGAAAAGTTCGTAATTTGGTGGATAGCGAGCAATACGATTCTATCTTTCCTGGTATTGCTTTGGCTGCTGACAGTAAGGCCGCTGGTAAGTGGAACACCAATGCTCAGGGGGAGTATATTGCAATTGGTGTAGGGGGTACGATGACGGGTAAGGGTGCGGACTTAATGATCATAGATGATCCTCATTCGGAGCAAGAGGCTAGGTTGGCTCAAGGAGATCCGACTGTTTTTGATTCTGTGTTTGAATGGTATACGTCTGGGCCGCGTCAGCGTTTGCAGCCGGGTGGGAGGATAGTGATTGTGATGACTCGTTGGTCTGATAAAGATTTAACGGGGAAGATACTTAGGAACGCGGCGGGTGAGGATTGGGAAGTTATAGAGTTGCCTGCAATTATGCCGTCTGGTAATCCGTTATGGCCTGAGTTTTGGCCGCTTAAAGAGTTGATGTCGGTGAAGGAGGAGATTGGTGTTTATAAATGGAACGCCCAGTACCAACAGCAACCGACGGGAGAAGAGGGTGCAATTATTAAGCGGGAATCGTGGAAGAGGTGGAAGAGTGATATGCCGCCGCCTTGTGATTTTATTATTCAGAGCTGGGATACGGCGTTTACAAAATCGGAGCGGGCGGACTATTCTGCGTGTACGACCTGGGGTGTGTTTAGTTTAAATGAAGACCCAACTGATAAGCATATTATTCTTCTTGATGCGTATAGAGATAAGTTGGAGTTTCCAGAATTAAAGAAAGCGGCACTAGAAGGATATAAGGAGTGGCAGCCGGACGCGTTTATTGTTGAAGCAAAAGCTGCTGGTGCGCCGTTGGTTTTTGAATTAAGATCTATGGGTATTCCGGTCAGTGAATATACGCCGACCCGCGGGAACGATAAGTTTGTACGTCTAAACAGCGTGGCGGATTTATTTTCTAGTGGAAAAGTCTGGGCGCCAGATAAGAGGTGGGCGGATGATGTGATTGAAGAGATGGCGAGGTTTCCTAATGCGGAGCACGATGACTATGTGGATAGTTCAAGCCAGGCATTGATCAGGTTTCGACAAGGTGGGTTCTTAAGACTTCCAAGTGATGAGGAAGATGAGCCTAAATATTTCAGACGCAAGAAAGCATATTATTAAGGTGATCTATGGGTGAAAATGAAAGAGTCTATCCAATTCATGGCGGCTATTACCCACCTGGGACTGCGCCTGAATTACATTTAGCGGCTTATAAATATGCGGCTAAGAAAGGTTTAAATCTTAAATCTCCAGAATATTACTTGCCCGATACAAAAGAAATAACTAAAGACAATTACATACCAGCGCGGCGTGTCTCTCATAAAACAAAAGATGGCGTAGAGACGTTAGATACTGGGTATGACAAACAGACAATGGGTAAACTACTAGATGCTTATAAAGTAGCTAATAAACAATTTGGTGTACCTATGATGCACCCTAATAAGATAACGGCTATGGCGCTAGAAGAAGGTCGTTCTAATTTTGGTTTTAATGACTTTGATGAAAATAATAAACACGCAATGAATGTTTATAAAGCGTTGATCAAGCAAGGGTTTGATCCGTATGCAGCGGGTTTTCCTGCGGCAATTTTAGATAAACAACAAACGGCAGCTCGTTTAAATAAACCTTATTTTGAAGTTTGGAACGGTACTGGGACAGCAGCAAAGAACTATAACCAAAGAGTCAATAAAGCATTGGAGGTAGTAGATCATCCAAAAAATCAAGAGCTTAAACAATTTATTCAAGATAAACTAGGATATGTACAACCAGCGCCACAAAAAACAGCGTTGCAAGTAAATCCATTACTTCAAGTAAATCAACAACCAAATATTCAACCTACACAACCACCACCTGTGGATACGGTAGCGCAAAATATCACAGATATGCCAAGCGATTTTAAAGTTGGCGGAAGAGTAAGATTAATTTAAAGGTGAACTATGTTAGATAAAGCACTGTATTCAAACGTCCCTCAGCTCAATACGGTTGAGCCTGATATAGAGATTGAAGTTGAAAATCCAGAAGCAATGCACATTGGCATTGGCGGGCTGGAAATAGATTTAGAGCCGGACAAACAATTGTCGGATGACTTTGATGCCAACTTGGCCGAAGAGATGGATGAAGGAGAACTTCAATCCCTGGCTGGAAAGCTGATGCAAGAAGTAGACGATGATGTTCATTCCAGAAAAGACTGGGCTGAAACATATGTGAAAGGTCTCGAAGTATTGGGGATGAAATATGAAGAAAGAACGGAACCTTGGAACGGCGCTTGTGGTGTTTTCAGCACGGTGCTTACAGAAGCTGGGATTAGATTCCAAGCGGAAACAATTACTGAAACGTTTCCTGCGGCTGGCCCGGTAAAGACGGAAATAATGGGGGCGATAGATCGCCTCAAGATGGAAGCATCTCAACGTGTGGGCAACCACATGAATTATTATTTAACAGAAAAGATGCCGGAGTACAGGCCTGAGCATGAAAGACTGTTACTTAATTTAGGATTAATTGGAACGGCGTTCAAAAAAGTTTATCCTGACATGGCCCTTGGTAGGCCGGTTGCGATGTATGTCGGCGCAGAAGATTTAATCATGCCGTATGGGTCTAGCGGGGTTATGCATTGTGAGCGCGTCACGCATATGATGCGCAAAACAAAGAATGAAGTCCACAGATTACAAGTGGCTGGCTTTTACCGGGACATAGATCTTGGTGAACCCATGAATATACAGACGGACATTGAGAAAAAGAAAGCCGATGAGGCCGGATACTCAATGACGGATGACGATAGATACCATTTAGCAGAAATTCATGTGGATTGTGTGATGCCAGGGGATGAACATCCAGATGAAATAGCTCTTCCATACGTTATTACGATTGAAAGAGGGACTAGAAAAGTACTTTCTATCCGCAGAAACTGGAAAAAAGACGATAAAAAGTACCTTAAAAGGCAGCATTTTGTTCAATATACGTATATTCCGGGCTTTGGCGCCTATGGATTTGGCCTTATTCACTTAATTGGTGGTTATGCTCGCGCCGGTACGATGATTATTCGTCAATTGGTTGACGCTGGATCACTGGCTAACCTGCCTGGCGGATTAAAAGCTCGTGGATTGCGCGTAAAAGGCGACGATACACCTATTGCACCAGGAGAATTCAGGGATGTAGACGTACCGGGCGGGTCAATCAAAGACAACATCATGACGTTGCCTTATAAAGAACCAAGCCAGGTGCTTGCTACGCTACTTGCTACGATTACGGATGAGGCAAGAAAGCTTGGATCTATTTCTGATATGAACATCAGTGATATGTCGGCCAATGCTCCTGTTGGAACGACGCTAGCTCTATTAGAAAGACAGTTAAAAACCATGAGCGCGGTGCAGGCCAGGGTTCATTATTCAATGAAGCAGGAGTTTAAGTTACTCAAGCCTTTGATTCGTGACTTTGCACCCAAGGATTATGAATATGATCCAGAAAATGCAGATAAAAGCGCCAAGCAAAGCGACTATGACATGGTGGAAGTTATACCAGTCAGCGATCCCAATAGCTCTACGATGGCGCAGCGTCTTATGCAGTACCAAGCTGCCATGCAAATGGCACAAGGCGCGCCACAGATTTACAACTTACCTAAATTACACAGGCAAATGCTTGATGTAATTGGAATACCAAACGCCGCGGATATTGTTCCCACTGAAGACGATCAAAAACCCAAAGATCCTATCTCAGAAAACATGGGCTTCTTAAAAGGAAAGCCTACCAAGGCGTTTATCTATCAAGATCATGCGTCTCATATACAGGTTCATCAGTCTATGATGCAAGATCCGCAGCTCCAAGCGCAGATTGGTCAAAGTCCTATGGGCCAACAAATGATGCCTGCAATCATGGCGCACATTGCAGAGCACTTAGCTTTCCAATATAGAGAAAGAATAGAACAGCAGCTTGGCGTACCGCTTCCCCCGCCGGATCAAGAGTTGCCACAAGATGTGGAAGTGCAATTGTCGGCATTGGTTGCGCAAGCGGCTCAGCAAGTTTTACAACAAAGCCAAAGTCAAGCGGCCCAACAACAGGCCCAGCAGCAACAGCAAGATCCTTTGATTCAAATGCAACAAGCTCAGCTTCAAATTCAACAACAAGAGGCTGCAACAAAAGCAAAGAAAGTGGACGGAGATCTTGCCATCAAACAAGCAGAGCTACAAATCAAAGCTCAACAATCTCAACAAAAAGGAAATCCTCAGCTTGATGCGCAAATCAAAATGGCGCAAGCACAGCAACAACTGCAAACGTCTCAGCAAGAGCATCAACAAAACATTGCGTTTAATTCACAACAGCATGCACAAAGCTTAAAACAACAAGATGAACAAAACCGTGTTCGCTTACAGCAAGAGCAGCAATTGGCTCAGTTAAGAATGATGCAAGAAGTTCAGAAAATGCAATTGGCAAAAGAAAACGTTAAACAGAAAAAGGATGAATGATGGAAAAAAAAATACTAGAACATTTATTGTCAAAAATTAAATTGATAGAAGAACAATACGGAATTGCTTTGAGCGGAAAAAGCGCGAGGGATTATTCAGAGTATTCAGAAATGTGTGGTGTTTTAAAAGGGTTATCGCTTTGTAAAAGCGAAATAGACACCATGATGAGACGGTTTGTTGAAGACGAAGATTTGGAATAACCCGGCAAACCGATATGGCGGGGGCGTATCGGTAAGCTTTCATGTAGCCCCCTGCGGAGGAAAACTATGGACTTTAATGTTCAAGCCGTAGACTTGTCTGGAATACTTAACAAAAAAGCAGAAGACAAGGCTACACAATTACCTGACCCTATGACGTTTCATTTGTTAACGGTACTGCCGGAAATAGATGAAAAGTTTGAAGGAGAAGGTGAATTAATTAAAGCATCTCAAACCATGCACTATGAAGAAGTACTGACACCAGTATTATTTGTAGTGAAGTTGGGCCCTGATGCATACAAAGATACGACCAGATTCCCGTCTGGCCCGTCATGCAAAGTCGGTGACTTTGTTATTGTCCGTCCCAATTCTGGTACACGGATTAAGATACACGGCAAAGAATTTCGCTTGATCAAGGACGATCAAGTGGAGGCTACCGTGCAAGATCCCCGTGGCATTCAACGCGCAGCTTAAGGAGTAATCATGGCTGAAAACAGAACATTTAAATTTCCTGATGAAGTAGAACAAGAGGAAGATCAAAAACCAAACATTGAAGTGGTTGATGATACGCCGGAGCCAGATCGTGGCCGTGTGCCCGCGGACGAACCGCCTAAAGAATTTTCCGATGATGAGTTGGAAACTTACAACGATTCAGTAAAGAAAAGAATTAAACACTTTACTAAGGGTTATCACGATGAGCGCCGGGCCAAAGAAGCGGCTTTTCGTGAGCGGGAGGAAGCTTTAAAACTGGCTCAAAACGTTGTTGAAGAAAACAAAAAGCTCAAAGGATCTTTGACTCAAGGACAAACGGCGCTGCTAGAGCAGGCCAAAAAAGTCGTTGATAACGAGATCCAAACGGCCAAAACAAAGTACAAAAACGCTTATGAGTTGGGGGATGCAGAAGCCTTAGCTGAGGCACAAAGTGAACTAACTGCCGTATCAATTAAGGCAGAACGTTTACAAAATTTTAAACCAGCCCCTTTACAAGAAGAAAGAAATGAGGTACAAACGCAGGTAACGCAACCACCGCAGCTAGACCGAAAGGCGGAGGCGTGGAAAGATAAGAATCGTTGGTTCGGCTCAGATCGGCGCATGACCAGTTATGCGCTTGCCATACATGAGGAACTTACGCAGGATGAGCGCATGAATCCATCCAGCGATGAGTATTACCGAAGAATTGATTCCGAAATGCGTACTAGGTTCCCAGATGCCTTTGATAGCGATACTGAAGTGGATGCATCTCCTCCACCTAAGAAATCAATAGTTGCACCTGCGTCTAGAAGTACAGCGTCGAAAAAAATCGTACTTACTACAAGTCAGGTAAACATCGCCAAACGGCTTGGTGTCTCATTAGAGGACTATGCCCGTCAGGTTGCTAAACAAAGATCAGGAGCTTAAAAATGTCAGAACAAAATCGTAAACCAAGAGAAGTCGAAACTCGTGCAAATGTCCAGCGTCCAGATGCATGGAGACCACCTGAGCAATTGCCAATGCCTGATCCGCGACCAGGCTGGGAACACAGGTATATCCGCATTAGTATGGTTGGAAACAATGATCCTAAGAATATTTCTATGAGACTGCGTGAGGGTTATGAGCCTTGCAAGTCTGAAGATTATCCTGAGTTAATGATGCACGAAGTGCAAGACGGACGATTTAAAGGTGGCATTGAAGTTGGCGGATTATTGTTATGCAGAATCCCTGCTGAGTTTGTTAAGCAAGCGTCAGATTACTACGCAAACCAAAACAAAGCTCAAATGGAATCTGTTGACAATACATTCATGCGCAATAGTGATCCAAGGATGCCTCTGTTTAAAGACAGACGTTCCGAGGTGACATTCGGTAAAAATTAATTTTTTGGAGATTTAAATGGCATATCCTATCGTTCCCGCAGCTTACGGTCTAAAACCCGTATCGCTAGCTGGTGGTAGAGTGTTTTCTGGTTCTACCAGACTCATTCCTATCGCTTCAAACTATGGCTACAACTTGTTCAACGGCGACGTTGTTACAGCAAGCGGTGGTTCATTAGTTGTTACAACTCTTGGCGCGGCGACCTCACCCGTTGCTGGTACTATTGGTGTTTTTCTTGGCGCTCAATACGTCAATACACTTAGCCAAACAGTACGTGCACAGTTTTATGCAGCTAACACAATCACTAACGTACTTTATGGGCCTAACAGCTTGCAAGGTTATGTTGTTGATGATCCTTATGCTGTATTCCAAGCTGTTGTATTAACACAAGGTACTTCCGCTTCTAACACACCTGGAACTACTGTTGGTTATGTAAACCCATCTTTCATTGGGTCTAACATGCTTTTGGTAACAAACGGTTCTAACGGTGGTTCTGCCTCCGGTAGTACTTCAACTGGTGACTCAGCAATGGGCCTAGTTGGTGGTGTTGTTACTTCTGGTACACAAGGTAATACTCGTGTTACTTCTACAGCACCTTTCCGTGTTGTTAACGTAGTTCCAGATACAGCAGTTACTGTTACAGCTACAAGTGGTACAGCTACTTCTTCCAGCGCAACACTGACAATGACAACTTCTAACACGGCTATTAGCCCTGGTATGCAGTTAATCATTCCTGGTGTTACTGGAGCTTTGGCATCAAACTTCCTTACAGTAACTAACGTGAGCACAACAACTTTAACGTTGTCTGCTTCAATCACCGTCCCAGCAGGAACAGCTTTGTCCTTTGTTGGTTACCCTGAAGTGCAAGTACAGTGGAACTTCGGTTATCACGGTTACTTAAACGCAACAGCAGCTTAATAAAGGAGCTAACAAATGGCTATTTCACGCGCACAACTATTGAAAGAATTGCTCCCCGGATTGAATGCATTGTTCGGATTGGAGTACGCACGCTACGGCGAAGAGCACAAAGAGATCTACGAAACAGAGACCTCTGAGCGTTCATTCGAAGAAGAGACCAAACTTTCTGGTTTCTCCGCAGCTCCTGTTAAGAACGAGGGCGCCGCCATTGCTTATGACAATGCGCAAGAAGCTTGGACAACTCGTTATAACCACGAAACCATTGCTTTGGGTTTTTCAATCACTGAAGAAGCGATTGAAGATAACTTGTACGACAGCTTGTCTGCTCGTTACACCAAAGGTTTGGCTCGCGCAATGGCATACACCAAGCAAGTAAAAGCTGCATCTGTTTTAAACAACGGATTCAACAATGCTTATCCTGGTGGTGATGGCGTATCTTTGTTTAATGCTAATCACCCATTGGTGAACGGCGGTGTTAACGGAAACACTCCATCTACTCCTGCTGATTTGAATGAGACTTCTTTAGAGAATGCTGTTATTCAAATCGCTGCATGGACAGATGAGCGTGGTTTATTGATCGCTGCTAAGCCCAAGAAGTTGATTGTTCCACCAGCACTACAGTTCGTTGCAACACGTTTGCTCGAAACTAAACTGCGCGTTGGTACAAACAACAATGACATTAACGCTTTAGAGAACAATGGTTCTGTACCAGAAGGATACACAATCAATCACTTCTTGACAGCGCCTAATGCATGGTTCTTGACAACAGACGTACCTAACGGACTTAAACACTTCGAGCGTACACCATTGCAAAATTCAATGGATGGTGACTTCGATACAGGGAACGTTAGATATAAAAGCCGTGAGCGTTATAGCTTTGGTTGGTCTGACCCACTTGGTATTTACGGAACTTATTGATTTTATTAGTAAAATCAGTATAGTTTTAAGGGGCTTCGGCCCCTTTTTCTTTGTGTTATAATTTCCAGTATCGTATAACAGGAGTTGATATGGAATATCCAAATAACAGATCGGAAGCAAAGAAAAAGGGTGCTACTCATTACTTTACTGGGCAGCCATGCAGTCGTGGTCATATAGCGCTACGCAAAACTAAAGGCACTTGCATTGAATGCATGAAAGAAGACTGGAAGATTGATAATGAGAAGAGGAAAGAAAAGCCAAAGTCTGAGGCGGCAAAAGAAGCTGGTCGCAGGTACTATGAAAAGAATAAAGAAATGGTAAAAGCCAGGGCAAATGCAAGACCCTCAGAAGAAAGAAGAGCGCATAGAAATAAACACAAACAATCCAATCCAGAGTTATATAAAGCGCTGACAAGCGTTCGCAAGCGTAGACATCGTGAAGCTACTCCGGTTTGGATCACGGCAGAGCAGAAGCTGGCTATGCGTGAGATGTATTTACAGGCCCAAAAGTTAACTAAAATTACTGGCGAAAGATATGTAGTGGATCATATTATTCCACTGATCTCGCCGGACGTTTGCGGCCTCCATGTGCCGTGGAATTTAAGAGTCATTACGCAAGAGGAAAATCTTAAAAAGTCAAACAAATTTCTTGATTAATTCTTGATTTCGTGTATTATCTATGCATCTGGGATTTCAACCTTGTTGCCACTGGCCCAGCAGACGATGCAACGATTAACAAGGTTTCTTTTGCATAAGGACTCATATCATGGGACGTAGTACATTCGAAGGGCCAATTCTGGCAGCCGATCAACGTTTTGGACCTCAGCGTGATGCTGGTAACGTCCTATTAACGCAATCAATTTTTTTAGATTATTCAAAGACCACAAACCAAGCCGCTGGTTATGCTGGTGGTTCTGGTGTATTTGCAACATCAAATACCATTCCTAACTCAGTAGCAACTATTTGGGCTCCTCAGTCTGGTGTATTTAGCAATACAGGTCCATCAGTTACAAGTAATACCCCCACTGCTGATGCTTCCGGTACAAATTATCGCGGCGCAGTATTTTTATTGCCACAAGGTTCATATATACAAAATATTTATTTTGACAATATTGTTCAACCTACAGACGGCACAAATGCAGTAACCGCAATCCAGCCTTACATTTCTAACGATTTTGCTACATCTGCTGGTGTATACGCAACTTCTGGCTCAATTACTGGTTCAAGCATTGGTCGCACAACAGCTACATTTACAGCAACTCAGTATGCAAATGCTCAGTCCATGTTGCAAGATGTGCAAAACATCCAACCCGGTCAACAACCTACATGGTTTAGCCAATTGGTTGTTACGTTGAAACTAACTGTTGCTTCACTTACTTCTGTTAACGCAGGTAAGATGAATATTATTGTTCAGTATGTTCAACCGGATACTAATATTGGTAACGGAACTACTTACCCATACGGTAACTTCGACTAATAGCTAGGGGGGGCACTGTCCCCCCTTTCTTTAATCTAATAGGGGTTTTCATGGGTTTATCATTACGTAATTTTTTCTTTTCTCAGAAAGACAACTACAACCAAAACGCTGTTGGCTTTGCCAATCAAGGTATTCAAACACCTACGATGGATTGGGAAGGTATTGATGGAGCAGCACAATTCATTGCCCCACAACGCTTGCGTGATGTTGTTGGTAAGTTAAAAGTATCTCAATCACAAAATATTTATGACGCTGACTTTGAGTACGGCGTTCAGCCTCTTCGTTGGGAAAACGTGATTCAAAACGTATCTGGACAAGCTTATATTGTTCAAAACCCAGGTTTAGGTGGCGTATCAATGAACATTGGTGGAGGTAATACTCCAGGCGACATTACGATTCGTCAAAGCCGTCCTTACCACAGATATCAGCCAGGTAAGACTTTTTACATGGCATCCAACGTTAATTTTGGTTCTTCTGTAACTGGGCAGTACCAACGTGTTGGTATCTTTGATGACTCTAACGGCATATTCTTTATGCAGTATGGCGCAACATCAACTGCTAACCCATACGCAATGAGTGTTGTTATTCGTTCCGACTCTGGGGGTTTACCCGTAGATACTGTTTTTTCAGCAGATACATGGAACGGCAATAAACAAATTCGTGATGCTTTGGACTGGACTAAGGTTCAAATGATATGGATGGAATACGCATGGTACGGAGCAGGTGCTTTGCGTTGGGGCGTAGTTCTTAACGGTGAGCCCTACATCCTTCATCAAGTAGGTGCTGGTAATGGCGCTTATACAGGTAACCCACAAACTACTCCTTGGAGCCGTACAGGTAACTTGCCAGTACGCTATGAGCAAAGGGATACGGGTAGTGCAACATCTTCACTAATGACTCACTACGGTGTTTCTGTGCTTATTGAAGGTTCAATTGATAGACAACGTGGATTTACCTATTCATACGGTAATGATGCTAAAACTCAAAATCGT